TACAAATACCTAAAATGATTTCAACAACTAATGCAAAAGAACATAATGATTTTTCAGGTCAAACAGAGTTTATAGAAGGATCAGAAAATATGTTTAATAATAATTCTTATAGAGTTATGCCAGAGGTTAGGGATTGGATATTATTTCCTAATTCTCTTTCTCATGTTGTTTATCCCTATAATACAGATGATGAAGATAAGGAAAGAATCTCATTTAGTTTTAATGCTACAATAATATTTGATAATGAACTCTCAAATTGAATATAATTTGTATAATTTATTGACTATTTTTGTATTAATTAATAAAAGGAATCTATGAAAACAATTGGGAAAGAGTGGACAAAAAAAGAAGAAGGTGGAACATTTACAGCAGATCATTTATCACCAAGCCAACTAAATAAAAGTTTAGATATGTGGTTTAATGATTATGTAGTTCTAACAGCAGAACAAAGAAAATCTTTATTTGGTAATCTTAACATGGACATAGGAGCTATAGTTGGTCAAGCAGTACAAGATTTAATTGTTCATAAATTAACATTTGAAGAAGTAATGAAAGGGAAAAAATGACAGATCAAGTAATGATGGAACTTGCAAAGATGCAAACTAAAATTAGAGCTTATGAGCATAATGAAAAGAAAAACATTGAGCAACTCCATTTAAGAGATGAAGAAATATCACAACTTAAAAAGAAATTAGATTTATTAGAGCTTAAAGAAAATATGATTGCTAAGAATAAAAGCTATTTAGAATTAAAGGCTTTAAAAGATATAGAACAAGTAAAAGAAAACCAAAAACTAAAGGAAGGAAACAATGACAACCAAGAAAACAGAAGCGACAGAAGAAAAAAGTAAGGGTGGATTTAAGGAAAGAAGAAAGGAATGTTTAACAAGTGCCAATAAAATTCCAACTGTTGATATTAAAGGTAAGAAATATTCTACAGTTAATGAAAGACACAGACATCTTTTACAATACTTTCCAGAAGCTAGATTTAATGAAGAAATATTATTCCATGATGCTGAAAGAGTTGTGGTTAAGACCGAACTATATATTTCTGATACTATTTATGCTGTTGGTCATGCAGAAGAACATAGAAATGCTAACTTTATAAATAAGACAAGTGCTATGGAGAACTGTTCAAGTTCAGCTCTTGGAAGATGTATTGCAGCATTTGGATTATCTGGTTCAGAATATGCTAGTGCAGAAGAATTAGTAAATGCCTTAAACAATCAAAAGGGATCTACTCAACAAGTTTCAATTAAAGATACAATTAAAAAGCAAACAACAGAAACCAAGTTGACCGCTTTGTATTCAGATTGGGAAAAGCAAAATGATTCAATTAAAAAAGATTTTGAATCACAACAACAATCAATAAAAAAAAATGGAGGACAAAATGTCAGACAATGGTAGTGGTAAGCAAAAGGATTGGGTTTTATTTCCCTATGATGCCAACAACGAAAAAGCCATCAAAATTGATTTCTCAGGAAATGTAAATTTAGATAATGGCAACAAAGGTACAATACTTGGTGTCAAAGGTTCATCAAAAGATGGCAATACTAAGTTTGTTAAGGTGTTTGCTCAAGTAGGAGTTCTATTCAAAGGTGATGATAAATTTACTGGAGATATGAATTATCCTGAAGCTGGTGGAGCAAAAGGTTTAATAGGTTGGATCAACGAATCAGGTAATATTTTATCTGGTTATAAGAATGAGCCTAGACCTAAACAACCTAAAGCAGAGAGTAAGGAAATTCCATTTTAATTAGTGAAATTTATCTTTCTGTTTATGTTTTTTGTAGATGGGACTATTGAAAAGATCACAGTTCCTTTTGATAGTTCCTCTACAACTTGCCAAACAAGAAAAGAAAAAGTTACAACAATGGATCATTTACCAATAGGTGTTAGGTACAAAGGAAAACAAGTAGCAGCTTATTGGTGCAAAGATAGTAAAGGGAATTATGTCAGATAATATAAAGTTTATAAATAATTTAGAAAAGTTACTACATGAAAAAGAAGGAGATTATGGACATTTTGACCATACCGCTTTTGTCATGGGTGGAATGATGGAGAAATATTTATCAGTTCATAATAATAAACCAGTTAAAGTACCTTTAAAGTTCTTTGGTTTATTTATGATTTTTTTAAAATGTTGGAGAATTATGCAATCAAAAGACTATAAAAAAGATAGCTTTGATGACATCAATGGCTACACAGAGTTATTAAGGAGGTTAGTTATAAATGAAAACAAAACAAAGAGGACTTAGACCAATGACACCCAAAATGCTCAAGCTATTGCAATATATAAAAATATATAGTACAAAACATGGATATATGCCTACATTTTTAGAAATGGCTGATGAGATGGGTTACAAGAGTAAAAATTCAGTTAGTGTACTAATTGATAAACTAGAAGAACGACAAGAACTAAAAAGAGATTATGCTGGTTACAGCAGAAATGTAATATTGAATGGTTAAAGTTTTAAAGCAATCTAGTTTAGAAATATCAGCTGACGTTGAAGAATTTTTTGATGGTGAAACAATTGAAGAAGCAACTAAGAAAGCACACTATCAAATAATGCCTGGTGAACTTGCAAAAATAAATATCACCGACAACAAGTTCATAAAGGCAACCATAAAAGTAGTTGGTGAGGAGCATGACAATGAGTCTAAACAGTACAGTAAGATTGTACCAGAAGCTGAATAACATTCATAAAAAGATTATGAAATCGTTAGATAGCAGAATGTGTGTGCATACTTATAATGACTATTTGGAGTATAAACAATTGGTAAGAAGAATTGTTGCCAATCAAAACTCTGATGCTGTTGTTAAATATAAAGAATTAGAAATCTAGTTCTTAATATATTAAAAGTTGTAAAAAACTTTAAGGCTACTTGTCGCTAAATTAAAAGGAAAGGAAAGAAAGAAAATGAAACTATCACATAAAGCTAAGAAGAACTTTGAGGAAGATAATCAATTCTATATTGATTTAGGTAAGAAATTAAGAGCAGCTAGAAAAACTAAAGTCAATGAGTTTACTGGTAAAGAAACTGTAGTAACTCAAACTAGAGTTGCACAAGTTCTTAAATCTACCTTTCAACAGGTAGGCAAGTATGAAAAGGGGGAGAACCGAATACCCTTAATTAACCTTGTTAAAATAAGTAAATTTTTAAATAAACCATTAAGTTATTTTATAGATGATTTTCAAGAACAAGAAATATTATCTGATGAATTTAATAATGCTTTTAAAATTGAATTAGAAAAACTACAGGAGAGTAAATAATGTTTGTTCCTGTAAAAGATAAGCTAGATAAATTAGTTGCACTTACACCTGATGACCAAGAAAAATTAAGTTACTATAAAAGTATAGTACCAGCTATGATTGCTAACTGTCATAAGGCTCATCAAACAATACCAGGTTATGAATCTTGTAAGCCAGAGATAGAAGCCTTTAAATGGTTTGATGGTATCAATATTCCTGTTCATGGTTACATAGATTTAAAAGGGGATAAAGTTATCATTGAAGATAAATGTAAAATGCCAAGAAGGGGTATTGTTAAGAAAGATGGAACTAGGTCTTGGTTTCCAGGTAAGCTACCTGATAGACCTTCACCCTATAATTTATTACAAGTAGATTTTTATTGGTCAGTATTTGAAGTGCCAGTTTATCTTTGTTATGTAAATGAGAAAGAATTTAGAGTCTATCATGCAGGAAATTGTGATGAACTAAAGCCTGAGAATATTAAGAAAAGAATACCTAGAATAATTCAAAGAGCTAAAGTAAGACAAAACTTAATGAAGATCAGTAATGATCCAAATGTTCTTAAAGATTACATTCAGCCAGACTTTACACATATGTTTTGGAATAGTGATGCTAATGAAGATTATTTAAATAATGCTAAGAAGTTTTGGGGATATTAATTACCAATCAAACTTTGTTTTAGGTTTAAGATCATCTTCTTTCATACATTTATAATGAGCTTTAGTGTGATTAGCAAAGGCTACAAAAGAATCAGTAGAGATCATATCTTTATGGCAATATCTACACTTACCCACATCAGCTATTTTTTCTTTTCTTACCCAAGTTTTAGACATACGAATTTTGTTACCCCACCATCATACCCAGTTGACTAGCAACTACACCTAATAACAATTTTTTAACTTGTCTTATATGCTTTAGCACTAATAGTAGATTTAGCTTTTGATCTACTTATCTTTTTCTTTTTCCTTTTATTAACATTGTACCACAAACCTTTTTTGACAACTTTGCCATCTTTTCTTTTATGATAACCTTTTTTCATTAGTATTTCTTCTTCTTGTTTTTTTTCTTAGTCTTTTTTTTAGTTTTCTTTTTTTTCATGTACATAGTTATCTCCTATTATGTTTGTTTTTATTTCTTCCCATATACCAATTACCAGGTTCATAGTTCCATCTTTTACCATGATGACCTCTTAGATCGGCATATAGCATTCTAGCTTTCACTATGAATTTTAATATACTCCTTACCATTTCTTGCAAGACCAATACCTAGCAGTTAATTTACTAGTAGCTGTAGCACATTTATGTCTAGCTCTAAATGATTTTCTTCTCTTAGGATCTGATTTACCAATAGTCATATTAGCATCACCAAATCTAATAAGTTTTACCTTGTTTCCAGACTTAGCTAATACTGCAAATTTTTTAGTTTTAGTTCTAGCATTCTTAGGCTTGTTATATCCAGAAAATTTCTCACCTCTATAATCTATTGCCATGTCTTATAACCTTCTTTATCTTTAGTTAGAGCTTGTCCTCTACCATTGGGGACATAAGAAACATGAATCCATCCACCATTTTCTTCAGTATAATATTCTAAGATTATTTGATCCATTGGTAGGTTCTCTATGATATGTTTAAATACTTTCTTATTATCTACACCTGGAATAGTAAAATCTGCTGCACAACCAGAGCAATGTTGTGAGGTAATTTTAGAACCAATTAATCCTGCTAATTTTTTTGATCTATACCCTGATGTAATAACTAAAGGTAAATTATAATCTTCTCTAAGCGGTTGAAGAATATTCTCACACAACAACTTTAAATTTTCTATATGATCTGAACTTGGAGTATTATCTATATTATTTCTTAATGCTGTTTGTGATACAGTTAGTTCTTCTAAGCTAAAGTTATTCGTTAATTTCATTCTCATTTACTCCTTTAAAATATTTATAATCATATTTAACTGCTCTGCAATCATGTTTTTTACGCATAGATTTTTCTTTATTTATAAACTCTACAGCATTTTTCTCAGAATCAAATATAAGATTGGTAAAGATTTGATATAAACTATCTTCTTTTCTCCATATGACGCACCACATTAACTAGATTTTATTTCTTGACACATAAAGTTTATGATTGTTTTCTCATTATTTATTGTTTCTATTCCAATAATTTTATTTAATTCATAAGCCTTTAGATAACCTGCTGAAGAACATTCAAACCAATTTTTATAAGCATCCATTGGTTTTTCAGGGGTGCAAATTTGTAGAGTGGAGGAGCAGATTGTCATTATTAGTATAAATTTCATTAAGGGTGTTCAAGCATTATTTTGTTAGTTTCTTTTAATTCTTTAATTTGTTTATTAGCATCTTCTAAATCAATACTAATATGCTCTAGTTTTTGTAAGCACCTTTTATTAGCACTATCTTTAGATTTACCAGCATCTTGTAACTCAGCAATCTCTTGCTTTAGTATTCTGATTTGTTCCTTATATTCGTTTAACAGTTCTAAATTGTCAGACATTATTTCTTTTTAAATAAATCCATACCTGGTTTAAGACCATAAATTGATCCAAAGATTCCTAGCACTAACCATTTGTAGAACTCAGGAAAATTATTAAAATATTCAAAAAATAAATCTAGTTTTTCTTTGGCTTGAGGATCTCCGCTAAATACTGACCAACTTAAAACAACTATTGGTAGAACTACAATTACTAAAACTAGCTCATCTTTCCATCCTTGATTATTATTATCCATAACAGCTTTTTGATAATCTATCTGTCCATCTGCCATTTTTTGTGCATGATTCATTTCAGCTATTGATTCTAACTCTTTTGCTTTTCTTCTATTAGAAGCAATAGACATTCCTGTCTTAATCATACCTGGAACTAATTTAGCTGCTATATTTAACCACATAATTTTATATTTAATTACCTCTTACAGAGTCTATGAAACTGTAAACTCTGCCAAATTGCTTGTCAATACTAAATAAATCTTGTTGAATCATAGTTACTAGAAGCTGTAGTTCTATAAGTGTTACCAAAGTCCAAGTAGCTAATCCCATAAGGATTGTACCTAATAAACCTATTAACATTGTATTAGTTTTTCTTGTCATATATTTTAATATCTTTGTTTTCTTCTAAATAGTCTTTTTTAAGTTTCTTCCAAAGATTTTCTTTTGGTCTTAATTCATTTCCTGTTTTAATATTCTTGCAGTAAGCAACTAATTCTTTAAAGTTTTCATTGTACTCAATAGTTGGATTGTTATTAACTGAACCACATTTCTTATATAATTCTAGTTGTTGTTTTAATATTTCATTTTCAGTTGCAATTTTATTTCGTCTATCACAATCTTTTTTAGATATTCCTAAATTTTTTCTAAAACTTAATCTTATGTCGTTATTATCTTCTTCTCTTTTATCCCAGTAAGGATTAGAATTATTTGAATTTGAATCTCTAGTTCCTTTTCCTATACTTAAATCTACACTTCCATAGGAACATGAATTAGTACCATTATTTAGGTAATCATTTCTTGGATAAGCTGGTTCTATTAATGTTAATAAACATATAAGAACAATCAATATTGCTGTAAAATAATAATTCATAGTGCCTACCTCCATTCATAAATCCTTATCTGTTTAAATCTTTAACATCCCATTCAAGTTCATTTACTTTTTGTCCCAATAGATCATAAAGGTTTTCAGCCATTTCCCATGTAGCTTCTGCTCTCTCTAATCTTTGTTTTAATTCTTGGATATGTCCGTCTGCAACTTTTAATTCTCTTTGAAGATTTATAATTTCTACTTCTTGAATTGATTGAATTTGTGATTGATTACCATTAATAGTATCAGTTAAATTAACTATATATTTTATACTTGTAAATCCCCCAACTATAATAGATGCAATAACAGGAACTAATACAAAGTTCTTTTTTAGTAAGTCTGCAAGATTCATTTAGCCACCTTACCTTTGTTAATACCTTTTTTAATTATATAACTTTGTGTACCATTAGCACCATGATCTACCTCTTGTCTTAGGTTCTTAAAGATATTCATTTCTTTTAAATTCTTTTCTATCTTCTTTTTAAACGACTCTAAAACTTTGTTATCTCTCATTTACTACCACCTATGTAACCACCAATAACACCAATTAATCCTGTAACAGACATCTTCATAAGGGTTATGACACTTTCATCTACTGGTCTATTTTCTTCTAATGCTACCCAATAGTCGCCAACAATGATGACACCTAAAAGTATTAACACACCACTTGTGATTAATAGAATTACAATGTCTTTAAAGTTTTTAATCATTTCTTTTTCCTTTTTTTAGGTGGTGCATCTGAAATAAACTTATCAAAAAAGTCGTCTAGCAATCCAAAAAATTTATAAAAAAATCTATCAATCATAATGAAACATCTTTAGTTTAATATTAAGTCTTTTTTGTTCTTTGGTAGGACTTCTTGAAATTCTATAAGAACCTTTAGGTTTATCTTTAAGACTTTTACCTTTTTTGTGCTTTCTAAAAGTTGCACATTTTATATCTATTAACTGTATTTTACCATTTCTATCTACGATTACAATATCAAAAGGACAGCTAGGATCACAAGATTTGGCTACCCAATATCCTTGCCTAGTGTACTCTGCGATTGATTCGTATTCGCCTACTGTTCCTTTGATTGATGTTTTCTTTTGTCTGTCAGAGATTATTTGTTTATCTGATTTCAAGATGTTACTTTATAAAGTAATTATATCCGCTTGTTACTATCCCTGCTATAGCTATTAAAATCCATATAGCACCCTTTCCCTTGTTAATGTCTGCTCTTAATGAAGCTGTTTCATGCCTTAGTTCTCTTATTTCCTTTACTAAAAAATCAATCTTTACTTCTGTTGCAGATTTTCT